TCACGGGCGACCTCCTGCCAGCGGGTGGGTGCGGGGCGTTCCTTGGCGATCGCCCAGAGGTGGTCGCGGAGTTCTTCGGTGATGGTCACGTGGATTTGGCGGGGCATGGTATTACTCCGGAAGGAGTTTCAGATCGGTAATGGCATAAATTTCCTGGTACGAGCGTTTGCAGGCCAGGCATTCGACAATCATGCTAACGCGGCCGTGCTGCGGACAGTTGCTCTGGATGCCACGGATGACCAGGTCGGCCTCATCTGCCGTGCAGTAGGGGCAGGACCGCAACGACACGAACTCTGTTTCATTGAGGTCTGCAATATAGGCCTCTTTAACGTTTTGAACCTCTTCCGGGGCCATCTGTGCGATTGTCTGTTTCTTCGTCATCGTCCAACTCCTAAACTCGGGGTTATTAACTTATGTATATCAGACTATATATATAGACGGCACAAGTCGAGAACTATTGCAAGAAAAATGCATAAATAACGGGAAATAATAGATAAATATGGCGACGGCAGTAGCACAACTTGAAGGTGTGGAACTGACGCGGGAGACCGTCGAGGGCTGGTGCGACGGGGTCCTGCTGGAAACGGTCCCGGCCTGCAAGTGGACCAAGCTGGCCGTCGAGCGCTATCGCCGCGATTGCGAGACCGGCGCCGATCGGGGCCTGTGGCACGATCCCCCGGCGGCCCAGATTTGGGTCGATTTCTTCCGTTGCTTGCGCCATTTCGAGGGCGAATTCGCCGGCCAGCCGATCGAATTGGACCCCTGGGAACTGTTTATCGTCTGGAATGTCTTTGGTTGGATGCGGGCGGACGGCACGCGTCGCTTCCGCAAGGCCTATTCCGAAATCGCCCGCAAGGTGGGTAAGTCGACGTTCGGGGCCGGGATTGGGTTGGGACTACTGACGATCGATGGGGAGGCGGGGCCGCAGGTCTTCAGCGCCGCCGTGGACAAACAGCATGCCCGCAAGGTGCTGCATAGCAAGGCCGAGGCCTACTTGCGGCATTCGCTTACCCTGCGGCGGCGTTTGAATTGGGCCAAGACCACCGGGCGGATCAGTTTCGACAAAAACGATGGCATTTTCGAGCCGTTGGGCAAGGATTCGGACCTGGGCGAGGGCTTCAATCCGCACGGGACGATCTTCGACGAAATGCACGCCCATAAGGACAGGGCGATGTGGGACGTGATCGATTCCGGGCTCGGGGCCCGCAGTCAGCCGCTGACCTTTGCGATTACCACGGCCGGGTTCGATACGACGACTTTCTGCTATACGGAGATCCGCGACCAGATCACGCAGATCCTCGAGGGTGCGATCGAGGACGATGAATGGTTCGGGATTATCTTCACGATCGACGAGGGCGACGATTGGGCGGACGAAGCGGTGTGGCCCAAGGCCAATCCGCAGAGCTACTTCCTGACCCAGATCGACGATATGCGGCGCATGGCCCGGGAAGCGGCCCGGAAACCGGGGGCCTTAAACAACTTTTTGACCAAGCGGCTGAACGTCTGGACGAATTCTCAGGTCAAGTGGGTCAATATGGTCCAGTGGCAGGCGTCACCGCCGGCCGTGGCGGAAGCGAAGCTGGCCGGCCGGCCCTGTTTCAGCGCCCTGGATTTATCCAATAATACCGACCTGACCGCCCTGGTTCATTTCTTCCCCTGGGACGATGGGGCCTATACGGTGCTGCCGCGCTTCTGGATCCCGAAAGATCGGATCACCGATCGCGACCATCGGGACGCCGCCCAGTACGAAAAGTGGGTGCGAACGGGCCTGATCACCGCCACGGCCGGCAATGTAATCGATTTTGCCGTGGTGCAGGCCGATATCGAGGCCGATTTAGATACGTTTGCGGTCACGAAGCTGGCGTACGACCCGTGGGGCCCGGCCGAGAAGATTCGCCAGGACCTACTGGCCGGCGGGATGGATCCGGAATTAATGGTGCAGTTCCGGCAGGGGTTCGCGTCGATGAGCCCGGCGATGCAGCATTTCGAACGGCTGTATCTGGCCGGCAAGATTTGGGGATTGACCCATCCGGTGCTGCTGTGGATGGCGAGCAATTTGCAGGCCCGGCAGGACCCGGCCGGTAACGTCAAGCCGGACAAAAAAGCGTCCCGCAAGCGGATCGATGGCGTGGTCTGCGCGATCATGTGCGCCGGCCTGGCCGAGGCGGCCGAACGGGATTCCGGCAGCGTCTACGAAACACGAGGCCTCCTGACCCTGGGAGATGATTGACCATGCGCATGATATTGGGATTGACGGGCGCGGGCCTGATCGCCTTCGCGGTCGGTTGGTACAGCGCCGATATCAAGACGGCCCTGTGTCTGTTTTTGACCGTGGGCGGCCTCGGCCTGGTCGTCGATTCCGTTAAGAAGTGAGAAACGATATGGGTCAAATAGCCAATATGATCGAATCATGGGCCACGCGGTCGCCGGGGTCGTCACGGACCAGCCTGGCGCACCCGGCCCAATGGCTGGTCGATTATTTCAACGGCGGCACGTCGGCGGCCGGTGTCAATGTCTCGCAAAAAACCGCCCTGAAATACACGCCGTTTTGGGCGGCCGTCCGGATCATTGCCGGTACCGTGGGGGCCCTGCCGTTCAAGGTCTATAGCCGGACGGCCAGCGGCAAACAGCCCGAACCGATGCATCCTGTATACGCATTACTCCACGACCGCCCCAATCCCTATATGGACGCCGTGACATTCCAGGAGACGCGGCAGGCCCACGTACTAACGCACGGCAACGGCTACGCCGAGATCCAGCGGGATGGTGCCGGCCGGCCGATCGCCTTGTGGCCGTTGCTGCCGGATCGGACCAGCCGGCAACTGACCGATGCGGGCCAGCCCTATTACGAGGTTCGCACCTCGCCGGGCCAGACGGTGACGATTCCTGATGAGAATGTGCTGCATATCAAAGGCCTGGGCTTCGACGGCTATAGCGGCTACGACGTGGTGAGCTATCACAAAGATGCGATCGGGTACGGGGTGGCGGTCAAGGAATACGGCGCGCGATTCTTCAGTAACGACGGCAATCCGGGCGGCATTCTGGAGCATCCGAACAAGTTGAGTGCCCCTGCCAAGCAGTATCTAAAGAAATCGTGGGCGGCCAATCATTCCGGGCTATCGAACGCCCATCGGATGCAGATACTCGAAGAGGGGATGAAATGGAATCAGATAGGCGTCGATCCGGCCAAGGCCCAGGCGCTGGAAGTGCAGAAGTGGACGGTGGACGACTGCGCCCGGATATTCCAGATCCCGCCGCATAAGTTGGGGTCGATGGAATTCAGCAAATTCAATAACGTCGAGCAACTTCAGATCGATTTCGTCTGCACGACGATGCTGTACTGGTTCGCCAAGTGGGAGCAAGAGTGCAATTACAAACTATTCGGCCAGAAAGAACGCGGCCGGTTGTTCTGCGAGATCCTGGTCGATGGCCTGCTGCGGGGCAACGTCGAAGCGCGCACGAAATTCTATATGGCCGGTCGCCAATGGGGCTACCTCAGCATTAACGACATTCGGGCCAAGGAAAACATGAACGCGATCGGCCCAGCCGGTGACGTCTATCTGGATCCCCTGAATATGAAGCCGGCGGGCGCGCCCTGGCCGGACGAACCGACCGAACCGGACCCGGATGCCGGGGCCGCCCCCCCCGCTGACGATGAGGATGACGATGCGGTGCGAGCGGCGATCCGGGCCCTGTTGACCGAACAGTGGGGGCGTATTCTCCGAAAAACGACGAAAGCGAACCACAAAGGGACGACAGGGGACGATTGGACCCGCCATCGCCGTTTTGCCCGTGACATTCTTCTGGACACCGCGCGGGCCTGGGCAGCGGTGATCAAGGTGCCCGCCGCAGAACAGCGGCTGGCTCGCGTGTTGGATTCGACACTGCTCGTCGGCGCACAATTAGCCGAAACGGACGCCGACCGCCTGGCCGGTGCCCTCATGGACGCTATAGAAAGCGGAGGCGGATGCGGAGAGGCACGCCGAAGGATTGGCTGATCTTATGATGGACCTGATAGGAGACCGAAATGGCACTGCCGCAACCAAATAAAGACGAAACGCGCGACGCATTCATGCAACGATTCATGGCCGATGCAACCGCCGGGGAACAATGGACGGACGAGAAACAGCGCTATGTGGCGACTATTTCCGCCTGGGAAAAGACGCACGCGGTGCAGCGCAAGATCGACGCGGGCACCAGCGAACTGCGTCTGGCCGATGAAGAGGCCCCGAAGCTCGTGGGCTACGCGGCCAAGTACGGTATCAAAACCGATATCGGCTGGTTCATCGAGAAGATTCGGGCCGGCGCGTTCGATGATGCCCTGGAAACCAGCGACGTGCGGGCCCTGAAGAACCATAATCCCGACCTGCTGTTGGGCCGGACCAGTAGCGGCACGCTGCGCTTGGACACGAACAGCGTGGGTTTGCGCTTCGCCATCGACGCGCCGGATACGACGACCGGACGCGATACAGTGGAGGAGGTGCGGCGAGGCGACCTGGCCGGCTGCAGTTTTTCCTTTACGGTGGCCGAAGACGAATGGAAGCATTTCGACGATAAGCCGTCGGAGCGGACGATCGTCAAGATTGGTCGTTTGTACGATATTGGGCCCGTGACATTTCCGGCTTACGAGGACACTACGGTCGGGGTCCGGTCGCTGGAACAGTTTCAGCAGAACCAACAGAGCGATATCGGGGCCCCCGAGGGGGTCGAGGGGGAAGAGACGCGCGGCGATGCGGAGGGCGCCGCACCCGACGAAATCACAACCGAGCGACAGCGGGAGGTCGGAAGACAATACCGCAAGGCCGGTCGGATCTTGAATCGATGTCGAGCCGACGCTTGACATAGCCGGGCCGAAGTTCCGGCATTTCGTGAACACGTAGGCACATGACAATTTGGGGCTCGTAACGCACGGCCGGCCAGCCGGGCGGGGACGACGCAAGAAAAGCAAAGCGGCTGTATAGGGGCCTATCACCCCCGATACGGCCGCTTTTCTTTTGCCCCCCGTTAAGGAGCATTCTGATGACAGTATTGGAACTGAAAGAGACGGCGGCAGCAGAGGCTGAAGCCGCCCGCACGATCAAAGATTTAGCCGACCAGGAGAGTCGGGGTCTGACGCACGAGGAGGCGCTGGACCTGGACAAGCACGTGGCGGAGGCCGAGCGGCTGGAGGGCGAGGCGGCCCGGCAGGCGAAGTTGGAGGCGTTGGAGGCCAGAATCAGCGCCCCGGAAGCGCGGAAGAGCACGCCGGAACTGGCCAACGGCGCCCGCATCGAAGTGGCCGACAAGACCAAGTTGTTCCGCTTCGGTTCCCTGCAGGCCTTCAAGGGTACCACGGCCGAGGCCGACGCCTATCGCTGCGGTCGCTTCCTGGCCGCCACCATTTTCGGGCACGCGCTCTCGCGGCAGTGGTGTCGCGACCACGGGTTGGAACTGCGGGTCGATAGCGAAATCGACGATCGGGCCATGGGTGAGGGTATCGGTACCGCCGGCGGGTTTGTCGTGCCGGACGAGTTCGAGAAATCGATCATCGATCTGCGCGAGGAATACGGTGACGCCCGCCGCCATTGCCGGATCAAGCCGATGGCGACGGACCATTCGAACGAACCGAAGAAAACCGGCGGCCTGACCGCCCATCCGGTGGGTGAAAACGCCGCGGCGACCGAGAGTGACCAGACCTGGGGCAACGTCGAACTGACCGCCAAAAAGTGGGTGGTATTGACGCGCATCAGCACCGAACTGAGCGAAGATTCGCTGATCAACCTGGCCGACGATCTGGCCCAGGATGGTGCCTTGGCCTTCGCCACCAGCGAGGACGAGGCGTGTATCGACGGGGACGGGACCAGCACCTACAACGGGATTGTGGGGATTCGTCCGCTGATGATCGACGGCAGCCACGTGGCCAGCTACGTGGCGAACCCCGGCACCAGTGACGAATGGTCGGAGATCACCGCGGCCA